CTTTTTTTCTTTTTTGTAAAAAAGCCTTTAAATAGAACGACTTAGCTCTATGCCACAAAGACTAACAAAGAAGAAGAAGAAGTTTGCTGAGTTGATTGTATCAGGGAAGGGCGGAACGGAAGCTGCTCGGCTGGCCGGTTATGGCAACACGCCCAGCTCTCACGCAGCGATCGGAAGTCAGCTTCTGCGCAAGGATCGAGAGGGCAGGTACATTGATACAGCGCTGGACAAATACATCGAAGAGATCCGTGGGGATACTGGGTTGGTCAAGTCCGGGGGTGGTCCACTCGCCAAGAGAAAAGCCAAGGCCAATCTGGATTATGGAGACGTTCTTTCGGTTGAACAGATCATGGGAGTTTTGAGCAGCATTGCAAGAGACGACACAATCACAACTTCAACTCGGGTTGATGCTATGAAGACCATGCTGAAGCAATACAACTCAGATCGAGACCGTGAGGAATGGGTTGACCGGGATCCGGAAGAGCTCCGAATTTATACGCAGACTCTTCTTGGTATCAAAGTCGAGGTGGGAACGTGATCCCGGGTCTGGAAGAATATCTGAGGCCATTCCAGAGAGCGATTCTGGAAGACATGAGCCGTTACCGGATCATTCTCAAGAGTCGTCAATGTGGGATCTCCACACTGATGGCGCTGGAGGCGGTCTTGATTGCGGCGGGTTTGCATGGGTACACACACAATGTGCTCATCATCTCGAAGACCGACCGTGATGCACGGGACGTAATCGACAAGGCGAAGCGATGGCGGGAGATCTTGTGTCTGGACAAGCGCTTGGCCCAGCGGCTCCGCATGTCCAAGAACAATGAGAGGGCTTTGCAGTTTGAGGCCACTGGATACAGGGTGGAAGCCGCAACCCAGAACCCGGAAGCCGGCCGTGGAAAGACGGCTCACTTGGTGATGGATGAGCTGGCATTCCAGCGCTATGCTGACGAGATCATGACAAGTGCAACGCCGGCCATCGAGTCCAATCCCAACTTGCGACTAACTTGTGTGAGTACTCCAAACGGGACTTTCAACAATCGCTTCTGGGAGATCTGGAGCGACGAGGAGACCTTCGGCCATTACTCTAGGCACCACATCGACATTCACAGGGCAGTGGCGGACGGCATGCCGGTCAACGTTGAAGAGCTCCGGAAGCGCTACACTTCAGAGCAGTTTGCTCAAGAGTTTGAATGTCAGTTCATTGGCGCCGGCCAGGACTACCACCCAGCCGAGCTCTTGAGAGACGCAAGGATTGAGAGACCGTCCGGGAGCTCCAGAGTTGTCTTGGGTATTGACATTGCCAGTGTGGTTGACAACACGGCTGTGGTGGTCTTGCGACAATTCGCCAACGGGATGATGGTGTTGGGTGAGACTTATGAGTTGCAGGGTCTGGGATACAAGACCAACTCGGTCAACAAGACTCTCGGTCAAGAGAGGGTGCTGCATGCACTGATTGAGCATCACAATCCAGCGATGGTTGTCATGGACTGCACAACCGAGGCATCTGAAGTGCTGGCCTTGCTTCGCCAGCTGTGTGGAGAGCGGGCCATCCACGCCCATGTCTTTACACAAGAGTTCAAAGCGCAGTGGGTCCCACGGCTCAAGCTAGCATTGCAAGACGGCTCCGTGAAACTAGAGCACGCCAAAGACTTTGTGTACTCCAGTCACGCAGCGAAGCGGTTGCTAAATGGCACGGTGGACATTCAGAACCCCAAGAGCTTCGTGAAGAGCTGCTTTCTTCCTAGTCACCGTGCAATCCTTGAAAAGGACTTTGGGACGGTCCACAAGAAGATGCTGTCCACCGGTCTCACGTTTGATTCACATCGCTCCAAGACCGGCCACGGTGACGCCTACTGGGCTGCGCTTCTGGCCTACTATGTAGCACGTGGAGACGGAAGACGGCGCATCACAAAGGCCAGGGCACATAGGCGAGCTTAGTTAAGTGCTTGAAACTACTCAGCAATTCAGGGTCCGATAAGATATTTTATGTAAACTACTGGCAATATCCCCCGGTGCAGATCCGGTTCTGATTGCACTCTGCCTCGTTGACACAACGATATGTGCATCGGTTGCTCAAGCCAGACACGGTCTCGCACAACCCGTCCTCGATACCCATTACTCCGCAGTCATCCGGAGAGGTGCACGAGGTGTCTGAAATCATGTCAGCGATTGCCTCGCACGTTGTTCGGGTTACATCAATCCCGCAATAGTCCTCGGCCGGCGCTCCCGAAACGGATGGGGAGTTGTACCGCGATGCATACGGCCGAGAGCACCCCGATGTGAACGTGTTGAAGCAGTATCCGCCGAGGTCAGTCATTGACTGGAACTTTAGTTTGATACACCGCGCATTCATGCCACACTCACTATCCGCGACACACGCTTCACACACTCCGACCGTTCCCACGTCGGTCGTCGTGCACTCATTCGTCGCCGGGTCGCAGGACTTGCCTCCGCAGTCGGTGGCCTCGGTTGCGATCGTACACTCCACGCACACACCCTCATCACATCGGTTGTCAACGCCCAAACACCCCGCATCATCCACACAGGCCTCGCAAGCATTCGCCGGTCCGCAGACGCTAGCGTCCGGGCTTATGCAGTCTTCTGAAACCAAGCAATCGACACAGATGTTTTGATCGACAAGACACCTTTGCTGGCCGCAATGATTTTGTTGATAGCACTCTACACACACGTTCTCAAAACAGTGTCCAGAGTCACAAGCGTCTATGCACTCCACGCAAACGTTCTGGTCTGTGCAAACGCCGTCTGGGCAATCGTCATCTAGTATGCACTCCACGCAAACACCCTCATCACAAACCGCCGTGGGATCCTCGCAAGCCGGGTCACAGGCATTCGGGTCCACATCCGGACCTTTGTCCAAGCCTATATCTTCCGGTGTTGTCATATCGGCGTCTGGGCCTGTGTCCATCTCATTGGGCAACATCATATCAGCCGCCATATCCATCGGAGCTACATAATTGGGGCAGCTGGGATCTGGTTCATCTGCCAAGCACTTCGGACACTCCGGATGCGGGTCTGGCACGTTGCACTTGTCAATCTTGCGATGTACGCAACTTGTAAGCATCGAAACAGATAACAAAAATAGAATCACTCTCACCGTTGTCCCCCTTGCATTATGTTGGATTTAATGAAGCTCTCAAGATCACACAATCGATACCTGATGATCTTCGCGCTCAGTTGTACGAATGCCGGCCCTCCCCCATCGGTCCTCCAGCGCTCCAATTGCTTGCAGGACAGAGTGAGGTGTTCCGCCGCTTCGGCAGTCGTAAGCAATCTAGTTTTCACTGTTTGACCTCCGTGTCGGTGTCAGGCGACACCATGCTATCAATTGCTAGATCTGGGTCAATACGTTTCTCATTGTCTTATTGTGACATATAGTTGGAAACTGATTGTATCGTCTATTTGACATAATGGTCTGATTGTATACACTCAATTCCGAAACCATTTCGGAATAGCGCATGCAGACTTTGAACAAGTTGGCGGCGCAGTTCGGCATCTCCTTCCAAGAGCCGGTTGACTGTGCAACGTATACACCCCTTGAGCCGGAAGAGCTCGCCATCAACATGGCTGAGATTGGTATCCCTGGGACCAGATTCGGGTGGGAGACTGACCGGTCTGAGTACAATTCGGAGCTCGGTCCCTACGCTGTGCGTGGGATGTCCTCCAATCCAGGGCTGTATGAAGAGCTGTGGCGCTCAGAGCCTTTAGTCAGAGACAGTGTGAGCTCCTACCAGGAGCTGCTTGCAGAGGGGCATTGGGAAGTCCATGTTCCAAGCGAAGCACCAACTGCGCTGAAGGCCTTTGCCAAGTGGCATGAGCGAAAGCTTATGAACATTCATGGAGGCTGGCCGGCTTTCATTGACTCCGCATCTTCCTTTCTTATCTTCGGCTTTGCTCTCCACGAGATTGTCTGGGGCGCTGATGATGGTCGAGCATACATTGAGAAGCTGGCATTCCGGGAGCAATCCACCGTATCAGGCTGGATCGTGGAAGATGGCCGGGATCTGATGGGTGTCCGGTTTGAAGCCGGTGGCCAGTATGCCAAGAACTACACCATTCCGAAGTCCAAGCTGCTCTTGAACAACATTGCTTCCCGTGGGCTCAACTATGAAGGCGTCCCACCACTGAGAGCGGTGGTCAGATACATCCAACTCAAGCAGATATTGGTACAGTGTGCAGGCGCCGCGGCTGAGAAGTATGGATGCCCTATCACCTACATCCGCACGGATAAAGACTTCCTAGACAAGATGCCTGGCTTTGCTCCGGATGATGGGGACATCTCCAGCACCACTCGGGCAATGACCTCAATGAGGGCCGCAGAGCTTGGGGTCTTTGAATTGCCGGACGGAGTGATTGCAGAGATTCAAGCACCACCGGGGCAGATGCCAGATCTTCTGGATCTCATTCGCTACGTGGACGAACAGATTGCAGCTGTATATAGCAACGAGGGCGGCCTTTTGGGCTTGTCAAGCGCGGTGGGTTCATACGCCTTGGGAGAGGTCAAAGAGCGTGAGACACTGCGCACCATCCCGGCCTATGCTCGGCGGATAGCGGAACCCATCAGCAACCTGTTGCGACAACTCGCAATAGAAGAGTTCGGAGAGCTTGACTACTATCCAAAGCTGGTCTTTCGCTTTGACGGTCTCAGAGACAAGGGCCGCTTCATCGATGACCTGGCCAAGCTCTTCCCCAATATGCCGTTGACACAGTGGCCAGCCCCATTTCAGGAGGCTGTCTACAAGGAATTGGGAATAGAAAATGCCATACACAGGACCGATGGACCAGAGTCTCCCGCCGGCAGTCCAGAGGATGCCGCTCCAGAAGCGGCGCCAGTGGATCCAAGTATTTCAATCAGTATTGAAGAAGACCGGTGATGAGGGCGAAGCGATGAAGACAGCCTACTCAGCAGTCAAAGACTTAGCAGAGCAAGACATCTTGGAAGCCGTCCAGATCTTTGCGCCTGGCCATGTATCTCATCCGGTCGGTGACTTCGTGGTTGATGATGAGTTCTGCAAGCTGATGCTCGAGAGCTTTGAGCTGATGGCCGAGCGTGGATACTATCCACCGGTTCTCCAAGAGCACAACTCAGACGGCTGTGTATTGGGCATAGTCAAGCGGCTCTTTGCAAAGGATGGCGGCTTGTTTGCTGACCTGGAGCTTGCAGAGGGAGTGCTGGCAGAAGTCGAGCAAGGCAAGCGGCGCAATGTCTCCCCGTCTTTCTTTGAAGAGTTTGAAGATACGCACAGCGGCCGGATGCTCTCCAATTTTTTGCGAGAAGTATCGTGGGTCTCAGTGCCACACCTGAAGAACCTACAGCCACCACAGCAACACTACACCATGTCAGAGAACGGACTAATCCAACGAGGGATTGAAATGTCAGAAGAACAGCAGGAGCTCCTCGTAGAGAACGAGGAAGAGGTGGATCGAATGGCCCTCATCGAGGACCGGATTTCCAAAATTGAGGAATGGCTTGCAGAGCAGGCTATGACTGAAGAGGAGGTCAACGAAGAGATCGCGATGAGCGACCGGGTTACTCAGCTGGAAAGACAGCTTGCAGAGGCCAACGCCATCAACACTGTCAAGTCAGCCTACGGCTTGGACGACCAAACAACACGGGACTTGGCAGAGCTCATGCTGGACAAGCCTGAGATGTACAAGCGTCAGGCCAAGCTGCTTTCGGAAGCATCCAAGAACCGCCGCGGCCGAGAGATCGGAACCATTGGTGAAGCGGCTGTGGGCTCCATCTCCATGGGAGAAGCCAGACAGCGAGCAGCCAAGGCAGGATGCAAACCGGGACCAGAAACAATCAAATGGATTCAGCAGAATGCGCCGAGCCTTCTGCAATAACAAGGAGAGGAAGATATGAGTCAGAATCATACCACCGGCGCATTTCTCGCCGGAGCAGCTTTGGATCGCTACGCACTGTGCTCAGTGTCTGGCGGAGCTCTTGTGGAGACCACGGGGCCAACGGTTCTTCCCATCGGAAACGTGGAAGACTCCTATGCAAACGGGGATCACACTAGTTGCAGAACGTTCGGCCGCACTTACCTAATCGCAGGTGGGACGGTCACGGCTGGATCGTTGCTGATGGCCTCTACGAACGGCACGGTCGAGGACCACGACGGAACCGTTGGTAATTACATCGTGGGCTTGGCTCTTGAGGCCGGAACCGCGGGTGATTACGTCGATAGCTTGTTGTGGACTCAGGGAACCAAAGAAACCTAATCAGACCAACTAAGGAGAATGAGAAATGTTCAACACTGCAAACATCCCGCAGTTGGTCTTGGATGAGACCTTCCGGGGACTTGAGAGCGAGACAACTAGTCTTGCAGACGAATTGGCCAGCCGGATTGAGGTGGCTGACATTGCTGGAGTTCTTCCAACAGCTCCATCCATCAACAGCCTGGCACAGCTTCGCGGCGGAATCGCCGAAGGCGCCCAGCCACCCGTTGAGATCATGGACTTTTCCAGCACGACCTATTCCACCCTGCGTTTTGTGGGCGTGGGAGGAGTGGCTGACGGGGTCCGGATGAGCCTGGAGGCTATGAATTATAGCGCTCTCGAAGTCATCGCTAGACGATGCCGGCAGCAGGCTGGAGCGGGAATTGATGCCGCTCTCAATACGGTGCTCACCAGTGCAGCGCTTAACACTGCTGTAGCAGTCGGTGGTGGTGTGTGGACCAACCCGGCTTCCACTCCGCTTGACGATATCCAAACCGCAGTCCGCACTTGTGGTTTCGGTGATACCATTTGTCTTGGCAATGATGTTGGTTTCGCTCTCCAGGAGCATCCAGACTTCACGGCGCGGTTCTCCAATTATTCTGGAGGCGCCATCAGTGAAGGTGAGCTTGGGATGGCTCTTCGGGGTATCTGGCCCAACTTTACCAACATTGTCATCGGTGGCCGGCTCTACAATAGCGCCAACCCTGCTGCGGCTGTTACTCTCGCTTACCAGTTCGATGGTACAGCATGGGTCGGACACAAATCCGATCTTATAATGGCAGAGATGGGAAGCGGTACAAGCGAAAGCCAGCGCGATATGCGCAGCGAAATTGAAGAGATTCGATTCACGCGCCGGGTTGATATCGTCAGACCCCATCAAGAGATGGCGGTTGTACTTACCGGTGTAATCTAAACTAGGAGAAGAACGAAATGGGCATCCATATTTGGTGTGGAGTGCGGCCAATCCGAGTTCATTCTTCTTCTGGTGAATGGATCTTGGCTTATCCTTTTGAAGCGGTGGACATCTCACCGGAAAACTTGGTCAAGCGGCCGGGTCTCAGTGCTAGGCTCTTGCGTCCAGAGGAATATCTGGAAGTCGTCAAAGGAGCTCCAGAGGCTGTGATGCACGCTTGGTGCAAGTGGACTAGGGACGGCCATCCGGCCAAGAGAGCAACAGATCTAAGAGAAGTCTTTACAAAAATAGTCGGCTCATCTCTACCAGGGATTGGCCGGAGTGAGCCGGCGGCGCCATCAAAGTATGATGGGCTCAAGCTCCGTGATCTGCGCGACTTGTGCAAGGATCGGGGCTTGCCCATCTACGGTGCCAAGGCCGATGTGATCCGACGTCTGGAGGGATCCGATGGCGGTCATTGACTATGGAGTGACAAGCGCGCAAGTGGTCGAACATTTGCCATTTGATAGCTCTCAGATCTCACCCACATCCAAGCCTTTGTCCACTGCGGACATTGACAACTATTTCATACCGGAAGCCAACGCCACCATCACCGGCATGTTGGACAAAGCCGGCATTGACCAGACAGCTCTTGATGATGACTCGAAGCAGCAGATGCAAAGCGCGATCATCAACTATTGTGTCATGAGAAGTCTGCTCAAGATCGGACAAACTGGGCCACTCTTGGACCAGGCCAGAGAGCAGTGGGACTCGGCTCTCAAGTGGTTTGGAGACCGGCCGAGCATTATCCCGGCAAGAGGTGTTAAGGCCACCAGCAACATTGACACGAGCACGAACAAGATTCCCGCGAAGTTCTCCGGAATCAACTTTCAATTCTGAGGTGCAACATGGAAATGGACATTTCAGCAATGGACAGGATTCAAGAGCGCGTAAATGGTTGGAGTCGGAGATCTTCGGCCCCCCAAAAGATCGGTCCAGAAGTGGATCGGATGATGGCCGAAACACTAAAGAAACAAATGCGCAGAAAACCGGTTGGAGAGATGAACCGATTGGGGCCAAGTCTCATAGACGTTAACCATCCGGATCATATTTTTCAGAGTCAACGGGTGGGTGCCGGCTATGTCTTCACGATTGGGACCAAGTTGAAGTACTCTTACCCATACAGAGCTTGGAGAAAGTCAAAGGGCATGAAAAGCCACTTCCGAGCAATGCCATCTTTCAGGAAGAAAGTCGGGAAAAAGATGGCGGACTATATCTTGGACGGGACGACATGAAGATTGAGATCACAGCCAACACGACGATCTTGTACAAAGGCAAAGAGCTCCGGAGAGGAGACAAGATCAAGATCAAGAAGCAGGAATGGGAAGCCTTTGCGCCCTACGCAAAGCAGCTGACAAGCGGAGACGATGAGTAAGAGCCTGGCAACAGCAACCCCGCGCATTATTGAGCGGGTGATCACTGTGCTCCAAGCGAAGCTTGAAACAGAGCTCGCAGCGATTGGTGCGCCGGTCCAGCTTTACCTACCCTCCCCTGCTAACCATGCTTATTTCTCAATCCCTGAAGAAGCGCGGCTAGATGAGCCAATGGTCCACAACACGGCTGTCTATGTCTACCCTTCCACCATCCGCAGGACGATCCAAAGACGGCTCCAGGGTCCAACGGAATACGGCTCCACAACAGAGGTTGGGGTCGCTGTGGTTGTGGCTTTCAGGATGGCGCCACAGGACGTCTTTCAGTACTTCGACAAGACAATCACGACGGCTGAGATCATGCAGCTTCGGGCGCACTATTACAACGCCGGGGTGATTGAGACGCTTCTCAAGTACGGAATCAATCCGGATGATATCAACGATCTGATTCTGGAAGAAGAACAAGGAGCGGTCTCTTTCATCGAAGGGCGAGAGCTCGGTGGAATTGCATACAGTTCATGGACAATGACACAAGATACAAGACTACCAGTGCCGCAGATCGGCGCGGTACCGTAAGGAGAACCGAGAATGAGCATCTTATCTTCAAGATATGGGATTGCGATTTGTGAAGAAGAGTCCGTCTATGGGACCGACCAGATCAACGCAGACATCGTGGCAGGTGGCGCGGCTTTTGTTTATCAGCCATTCACAACGCTGGATATCACACCAGTTGCCGAGCAGTATGAGCCGGACCAGCTCAGAGGTTCAGCTTCTGGCATCCGACACACACAGATCCCAAACCACAATACAGTGGCGGTCACATCTCCCATGCGTGGAAAGTCTGGAGCGGCTGGAACGGCTCCCAACTGGGCGCCACTGCTCAAAGCGGCTAACTTCTCAGAGACGGTATCTCCGGGTGTGTCGGTGACCTATGCACCATCAACGGCAGCAGTGGCCGGCGCTTCCTTCTGGAAGTACGAGAGAGAGCTTGAGTCCGGAGACTATCGGGCGATCAGAGCATTTGGATGCCGCGGCTCGATGTCTTTTGACTTTGCCATCTCAACAGAGGCAACGCTGACATGGGATGGAATGAGCGCTTCCTTCGATGACTTCACGGCGGCGAGGTCTTACTTTGCAGCGGATGGAACGCCGGCGCTTGACTACTCCGGAGGGGCCACCGGTGGCGCCAACACGGCAAGCTATCCAGACAAGGACCGGTTGATCTGCCAGAATGCCACCGTCACAATCGGCGGGAATAGCTATCCAATAGCCAGTCTGTCTTTGGACATGGCTTGGTCTATGTCACCAGTGCAGGTGATGCTTGGCAGTCCCACCACATCCAAGGTTCTCTTGACCAGGGCCGCGGCTTCAAGGCCAAATGGAACCTTCCAATTGGTTGACGGTGACACGGCATACAGTGACGCTTTGGCTGACTGGCAGTCATCGGGAGAGATGGCAGCAAGCCTAGTGTTTACCAACACCACTGACACGATCACATTCACGATCCAGAAGATGCAGGTGGGCAGACCAGGGCCGGCTGATGTTGGCGGATTGAGAGCTTGGGACATTCCTTTCTTTCTCAATGGTTACAGCAGCTTAACGGGTGATGATGAAGTCTCAATCGTGTTTACATAAGAGGCTTGAGGTCAATGACCAGGAGATCTTTTTCTTCATCCCGCAAACGACCAGAGAAGTCCTTGTGTGGAGTGTCGAGATCTGTGGGCCGGCTGTACATGACGGCGCTCTCTCACCAGCTGCGGTGGCGGCTATGGCGCGCTGGCTCTCGAATTATGCGGACGGGTGGGAAGCGACTGAGCTCTTGCAAAGCTTCGAGACAGAACACCTAGTTGACATGGGAAACGCCGTTGTCCAATCGGCAAGCCTTGCGCCGGATGTGCTGACCGGAGTCAGGCAGGCTTTGCAAGTATCCACAAAGGCCACTGACTATGACTCAGAATTGGCCGAGCGTCCATGTGAGTGTCTTGCATGCACTGGTAAAGCAGACACAGATGAGCGCTGCTTATTCGCTGGGGTGCCACCGTTCGCAATGACGCTGGTGGGGCTCAGACGGCTGGCCGAAAGTCCAGAGCTCTTGGATGCTCCATGGTGGCTCTATCAACTCAGAGTGCAGCTTGATGAAGCTGTGGCGCTTGGGATGGCCGGAGCAAGACAGGGAGCGGAGAGGGAGCGGAGAGGCCAAGAGAGAGCCAAAGAGATCAGGAAAAATATCCTTGGAAACGTGAGCTGGTAACATGGCGCAAGACCGAGAACATAGAATCAAACTGGTTCTCACCGGAGACGCTGAAAAGGGTTTCAAGGTTCTCACCACTGAGACTAAGAAGGCTCGAAAAGAGCTTAAAAAGCTGGAACAAGGAAGCGATAAAACCGGCGCGTCGCTCAGAAAGATGCACGATGCTCTTGTTGTGGGGAAAGATCTTTTCGGCAAGATGTCAGGCGCGATCCAGAAGGTGCGACAGTCCTATATTGACATGCAGCGAGTTCAGAAGCGGCTGACCTTTGGGCTTGAGTCGATGGGTCTCAGTGCGGACAAAGCCAAGCGGAAAGTTCAAGAGCTCAATATAGCTTTTGAGGACAGTGCCAGAAAAACTCTCTTCTCAGTTGAAGAGCAATCAAGGGCTTTTGATGTCATCCTGCGCACCACAGGAGATCTGGAAGAGTCCATGGGGCTCTTGGATCTTGCAATGGACGGGGCCACCAGGACCGGAAAAGATCTAAGTGATGCCGCAAAGGGTCTCTCAGAAGCTTTTACAGGAGACCTCGGACCGCTCAAAGAGATGGGTCTTTTGACCGCAGAACAGATCAAGCATTTCAACACAATCACCAACTCAACTGTCCGGTGGGAGAGAGCGCTCGAACATCTGAAGCCAAAGCTGGACGGCGCCAGGGATTCGATCGACGAAACAACAAAGAGCGCAAAACGACTGGAGGCAGATGCCGACAAACTCCTAGGAGCATTTGGGCAGTTAACGGTGAATCTGGGTGAAGCCACCCTGGCGATGGTCGGCTTTGGAAAGACTACAGAAAGCGGACAAACTGCTTTGGGAGAGTTTGCGGACACACTGACAACAGCTTCGGACAATCTGCTCACATATGCCAGGAACGCTTCAGCTGCAGAGATGGCGTCAGACTGGATGTTAGAAGTTGCAAAGAGATCGGCTCCAGGGATGATTGCCCAATGGGCCGGCATTTGGGAACCAGGCAGCGCAATAGATAAGAGACTCAGAGAGATCGCAGAAAGACAAAGAAAAGCACCAAAACCAAAAGCAGCTGCACCAGGCGCCGGTGACTTTCTGACCTTCGGGCCGGAGTTTGACAAGAGCCAACTCGGAAAGCCTACCGGGGCCAGGGGTCCATCTCTCAGTGAACAATTGCTCGCATTGGCTCCGACAGGTCCAAGCCGAAAGGATGAGATCTCCGATGTGTTCCGGACTGAGTTCGAGGAGCCACGGCAGAGAGAAGAGCGCGCCCAGAAAGAGCTGGAGATCTTGAGAGAGACCAACGATGCAGAGAGGGTCCGGCTAGAGCTGAAGATGCAGCTTGCTGACATTGACCAGCAAGATCTCTCCACAATGGAAAAGCGGCTGGAGATTGAAAAAGCTCTCCAAGCAGCCAAGTCCAAGATGGACGACATTGACCGCAAGACATCAGAGCGCTCAAAGAAGTCCAGCGAGAAAGCGGCGAACCGCAGAAAGGCGCAGGCAGAAGCGCTAAAGCTAGCACAGCAGCAACAGAACGCGGCCGTGATGGCGGGAGTATCTGGGGCGATTACCCTCGCAGACACAGTGATTGAATCGGATCGGGCAGTGGCTGGAATCAAAGCTCTCTTTGAAACGGCACAAGCGGCTGCTGCATACCCAGACCCAGTCGGCATGATTCAGCACGGAGTGGCCGCGGCTCAGTTTGCAGCCATTGCCGGTGGTGCTGGTGGTGGTGGAGGCGGTGCCGGTGGAGGTGGTGGCGCTCCAAGTATCTCATCACCGGCAGGAGTGCAGACCAGCGGCCGTGAAAATGCTAGGATATTTGCAGAAGAGTTGGCCAACATCCAAGACGTCTCCAGACCAATCCAGATCAACATTGACATGGGGCAGGCGGTGACCTTGGAAGATAGCCAATCCACAGCGCGGCGCATTGCCACGGCGGTGGAGTCAGCACAGACCAACCAGATTAGGACGAGTTGACGAATGCCACTCTTTTCAACAGATCGATGGTTTGCGCCGGTGACAATCACCACCGGTGTCAATGACGTCATTGAAGCAAGAGAGGTCTTACCGGGGCCGGTAGTCTCCAACTTCACGGTAACAATACCGGCTGGTGTTTATTACTGCTTCGCAGACCCAGCTCCTGCTGGATACTCTTCATTGTATGCCGAGCTCGCGAGCCAATTCACGGCTGGCAGTCCCAATGGCGCGGTATATACGGTGGCCCATGCAGACCCAACGATCTCCACTTTTGGGAAGCTGTCTTCGGTGAGTCTCACGGCCACCGGCGGTGGTTTGCTGCAGTTTACCTATCTCTTCAGTTCAGGGACGTTCAATTTTGATTCTGTTCTGCTTGGATTCAAGCGAGCGGAGACCGTGGACAAGAGCTCCACAGGACCGGTTGGTCTACAAGTCTTGGCCGGTGAGTATACATGCTCAGGGATCTGGACGAGTCCTAGCGGGGCCATCCGCAAAGACAGACGGCCAGTCAACATCCAAGCAAGATCCAAAGGGCTCGAAGACTCCACGGTGGAGAATAGATGGTTCACAAAGTCAATCAGACACCAGCGCTATGAGTACGTGCCAGCAGCTCACGTGAAGCCCAACAGATGTGACTACCTGGACTATGTGGCAAGCTCAGAAGGCTTGGCGCAGTTCGATGCTGGAAATGCTTTCCAAGATATCTGGTCAGATGGGTTGTCCAAGTATGTTGACGTCTTCATCCAACAGGAAGGTGGTGACACGGCGGCTGATGTCACGGATCCCTATGATGTGGTTCGGGTATGGGGCGCCAAGAATGCCGCGGATGACTTCAACAATGTGGTCTCCATCCAAAGGATGGCAGGCGAGTACTATTCAATTGACCTTCTCTTGTATCGTAAGACGTCATCAACCTACACATTTTGAGCTCTCATGGCCTATCAGCGCATCACATTGGGGATTCAGATAGAAGGGATTGGAGACACTTCCGGCTTGCAGACTTTGCTCGGCACCATGTTCTCCACTTCTCCCATCTCGAACCCAGCAACGCCGCTCCATAACTATGAGTGGACGGCCGTCTTGGCAGCTGTGCCGGCTTCCATATCGTCACGAGTGGATCCGTTCACCGGTGACTTCGATCTTTCGGCTTTCACCTTCGAGCTTCAAGCCACTCCAGATGTGATTGCTCGGTTGATACCGATCCAGCGCATTGCGCCAGGGTCTCTCTTTACGGCTCTTCCAAGCGGCTCGGCTTCCATGTTTACCACTCCACCGGGTCAATTTGCAGCGGGTGATCTGGTATGGGTAGAAGATGAGACCATCCGCTTGTCTGCATTGCTCGGCACTACGGCAGATAGTGACCAGTGGATTGTGGTCCGCCAAGTCTGTGAGAGTGACGAAGCAGACCATGCGGCGGGGGTGGAGGTCTACAGCAAGCCGCCATATATGCGGGGCCGAGTGGTCAAACTCTTCCGCATGTTTGATGAGGCGGCGCCGGTGGTGATCTGGGCCGGAGTCTTGGACAACGTCCAGACAGACTCTACGCAAACGATCTTGAAGCTGGTCTGTGTGGAGCTCTTGCGACAACTCACAACTGCCAGCGGGAACACAGAAAGCCGGATGTTCCAACGCGGGACAAGAGACCTTGAAAGCAACTATAACGGGGAGTCAATCGGTGGCGCTCTCAGTGTACCGGTGGGCCATGTGAGGGTCTTGCCAAACTACTCATTTGCATATGTGATGGGAGAGATTGAGGGAGCAACCTACATATTCAAAGGCATCTACTTCCCCGGTCTTGAGGGCTTGAGAGTTGGTCAGATCATTGACCTTGGGGGTGGTAATTACCAGATGACCGGAAACACGCCGGTCTTGCTTGGTGGTCCAATCACAAGGGACGGTGAGATCTACGATGGGCCGCTTGATACATGGAGAGTTCAGAGCGGGAGCTCATTCCGAGAAATTATCTTTGCAAGACGAGATCTGGACGAGAACACATTCTCTCCCATTCCAAGTCCATGGCATCCACTATCAATCGCGCTGTGCTTTCTGGCATCCACGGGAACAGATCAGAACAACTTGCCAGACCCAGCGGGGCCAGGCTTTCTCAACTATGATATCTTGGCTCATGACTTGGGGCTCGGCTTTCCAAGAGACCGGATTGACGTTGCATCCTTTGTGGACTTGATTGAAGAGACAGCAGATCTCAAGATTGACCAGCTCATTCTTGGTGACTCCGGTGAGCTCTCTTTGCTGGACATCGTAAGAGACAAGCTCTTGCGGCCATACAATTTCTTCTTGGCACAAGATGACCAGGGCCGTCTGGCTGCTAGAAAGCTGGAGCTCTTCGGAGTCCAGGCAATCTCCAGAATGCTGGCATTGGACAACTCAATCTTGATACCAATGGACATCGGTTTGGATCTGCGCCAAAGCTCAGCCGTCCGGACTGTTTCAGCCACGGTGGGTCAGTCTCCATTCTCACCAGGCCAGGAGTTCTCCACATCGGTCAGTGGTAACACCAGATCAGACCGGCTTATCTCCAACGGCCGCGGAACCAGCTTTGATTTCTCCACGGTGCTCCAACAAAACTTTGAGCAAGTCATCATCAACCTGGCCAACAAGGCCAAGATGCGAGCGGACAATCCGCCGGTCATGAGTGCCACATATTACTGGACCCATGAAGAGACCGTTGGTGGTGTCACTGGTGGAGAAGTGCCAGCGCTTGGGAAGTGGATCAGGATCTTTTCGGGGATCTCAGAGATCACTCTCATTGGTCCAGATGGGACCAGGATTGACCCCAACTCAGAGGACAATTGGATTGTCTTGACCGGCTTGATCACTGGTGTCCGGATGGATCTGAACCAGTACACCAAAACGCTCGAGGTTCTTCTGAGCTGGAGACAATTGAATGTACCTCGGCTCATCTCTCCCAACGCTGTGGTGCTCTCTTATGGCTTTGACCTTGGAGAGTTCTACTTTGAATTTGATCCAGCGGAGCTCCCATCAATTGACGGGTCGGTGGGCTTTGAAGTGGGTGACGAGATTGCCGTCCATTATCTGGATGGGATGGTCCGGTGGGAAGGTGATGAGGTCAAAGAGATCACCACCATCGATACGGCTTTGAACCGCATCTACATTGGGGCCGTGAACTATACAGCCGGCAATCCACCGGCAGGTGTTGTGCTTCGGCTCTCCGATGTAAACGCTTTTTCCAATGCGGGCTGGGCCAACGGTCTCATCCCTGCTGCTTTCGCTTCAAGGCGCTACGCTTATGCGGCCGATTCTAGCCAGCAAGTAGGCCCACCGGCTGTGACCGGTGATGTATATGGGTTGGATTGATGGCATACGATGGAGACGATTTTAGACCAATTGACTCCCGGTTGTATCAGCAGCCGGCTGGGCGCAGGCCATACGACACTTGGACTCTCAATGAGGTCAACAATGACCAGCGATGGGTCTGCATCAATCGGGGCTCTCACGTCTCTCATGGGCTCGGTGGCTCCGGATATGGCACAGACGGTACAGCCAACACGGTCCACAACAGGCCATATGCTTCAGTCAATGAGAGGTTCCAATCATACTTCAGAATTCCGTTCTATCTGGAAGCCGGGGTGGAGGCTATCACAGTCCGGTGGCACTATCGGCTAGGGCATGGAAAGAACGATCTGGAGCTGGATCCAACGATCTTGAGCGGGCTCTTTGTGGAATCTCGGGTGTCCCTACCCTTCTCTGGGTTGGAGTCAATCGGGGCTTTTCTTCCGCTGGTAAATTCCGGGACTGGTGGATCTGATTGGACACACATTGATCAAGAGCTAAACACCACGGCCATTCGGGATGACATCCTAGAAAGCCGGCTGGATATGCTGACGCTTGAGATTAAAGCGTCTCCGGATCTGCGCTTTCTGGTTCCAGGGGCTGGAGTTTCGGGGCCGTTTTCCGGCGCTGATATGAGTGACTGGGCAGCCAACATTGCCCCCAATACTTGGTTTGCTAATGATGCCGCGGTCAACTCTCCGGAACCAGATAGCACTTGGCTAACATGCACTGAGATCAACGATATCAACGCCTTTCAGCTCTCCACTTTTCACGACCACGTTTTCCAGATGCCCAACGCTCCAGCCGGCTCCACTTGCGTCCTATATCCACGACCGGATTGGAGCAGCATTCCAAGTGTTACTGCCAATCTGAGGTGGGTGCCCTACATCCAGATCCGATCCATCGAAGTTGAAACGAGGTTCGCACCATGAGCAACAAGTTTGTGAACGTCGATGATGCTCGGGTAAAGAGTGAGCGGGAAGCCGGAGCAGTTGCAGCAGGAGAGCAGGCCACCAACTCCAACACGCTCTATTCCAGGCGGGAATGTGTATCCATTGGACTGTCCACAATGCTGGACAACACAGGCACCATGTCCAATCCATGGGGTGATCGGGAATATCCATTCTTAAATCCCTGGATTGTGGGAGCCGGTCCACGCTCCTACCTGACAACGTGCCACACAAAGTATGTCAATCCACGGGTGGAAGCCGTCATCATGTATGTGGCAAGCCATGCCAAGAGGACGAGCTCGGCCGATACCTTTCTCAGGACTGGAGACGTTGACCTGAACAACTGGCTGGTCGATGGACTGGTCAATTACTCGATTGATATCCAGCAGGGTGGAGTATCGGTTGGAAGCGCTTCTTTCTCCGATGTGCCTACCACCTATTGGCCGCAACTCTATTCATTCATTCCACCATTTCTGCTCCATGTGGGCATCCAGAACAACGTGGCAAGCGGCGCTGATCTGATGATGCGCGAAGGGTGGATGGACATCGACATGGGCAACGGCCACGACGTTCAGTTGATAAAGACCTGGAAGCTCTCGGCCGATGTTACCGGCAGCTTTGACAGAAGCCAGCCGTTTCACCTTGTCTTCACGATGGAGCAACAAACCGTTGCAGGCCCACCGGCCTACCCTGCTCCAGGGCCAGGGTCCGGAGTGGATGATTCTGTGGATGTGGACGATTGCCGGATTGACATCATCGGCTTTTCTGCTTGGTGTACACAATGAAGTTTCTGCCGTTAGAGTTCGAGTCAGTGCCGGTCGCTGAATACTTGGTCAATGACTACATTGAAGCGCAAGATCTTCAGCGTGTTGCAGGTGCGGCTCATTGGCTATGGGCCAACATGGGGGCCAGGGCTGGCCTTGCCTATGATGGCACAATCAGACAGTGGACTACCACCAGCGCAGTGGCCACGGCGACCAACACCCAGCCATACAGAGACTTGGATTCAATTCCGGTGGTCCTTCGTCCAAGCCGGCCGGAAGTGGACTCCACCATCTGGGATGCAACGGCAACGCTTCAGTACCACGCCTTGGAAATCCTGGTGGAAGCCACCAATCTGGATGTGGTTGTGGACATCTACAAGATCACCTTCGATGCAGCGCGCAATGGTCTCCCGGCTGACTCACTTGGAACGCCACTGACAACGCTCAACCTTGACTGTCCAACGGGCTCAAGAGAGATCGTCAGAGCTTACGTGATGCCGGAGCTTGACATCACATCGAGTGGAATCCCAGAAGCCTATCAAATCCGGGTCACAGCTGCGATCAGTGGGGCCGCTTCGGGCGAGCTCTTCACCGTCCAAGTCACTGAGGTCAACTACATCAACCAGTCCAGTTATCTGGCTGAGCTGGTGACCTATGGAGCTCCTTGGCTTGGCCTCTTCGTCACTGGTTCAACAATGGTCCGATGGGATCAGGATGATGCCCAGCTATTCTTCGGAGCCGGTGGAGCGGCGCCGGTGGCTGATGTGGACTTCTTCGATACCCGGTTTTCAGCATTTGAATTCAATGGGGCCGAGTGGTGCCAGACCAACAACGTTGACATGAACGGTGAGACTACGTGGCTGGTGGCTGTGACATATGCCGCGGACAGTCCGACCAGTGCATCAACAGAGCACCTTGTTTCGAAGGGACCAACGCCCAGTCTTGAGATTTTTTTCACCGGTGGGCAGATGACATTGCGGTGGAATTCCAGCGCTGGACTTCAGACACTGACAAGAGCCAGGCCAGCTGATTCAAATGCTCACGATATCGTCGGCGCCTATGATGGCCAATACATGTGGCTTTATGTCGACGGGGAATATTCAATCACAGCAGCCATCCCAGGATTGACATGGGCAGATGCCAGCGGGCGTTTCTTCGGTGGGTCTGTGGACGGCACCACCAACTTCTACTCAGGCCGGCTTGGTAGGATGTTGGTCACTACGGCCGCGGTGGATGTTGCGCGGTTTGTTCAACACAGAAAGTCAGTATCAAATATCAGCACATATGCACTGAAAATCACGGAGGAATCATGAGTGTTACTCAGGCAAATGGGGAGCGCGTTTCTGGCTCTTACATATCGGGCTATCTTGCAGCGGCTCCCACGACGGCGGCTTTTGTGGACGTCCAATTTGAAGACGAGAGCGGAGATCCAACGGGGCCGGCATTTGACACGGCGACCTATATCAGTCTGCAAGTTCAGGCCATTGCCACTGTTCAGGATGCCAAGATCCGGGTGATGGAAAGAGCCTCAAGGGAAGCGGCTTGGATTGAGCTGGTGGCTGAGGCCGATGTCACAACCAGCCAAGCGACCACGATCTACAATGGAAACGCTCGGGGCTCTCAGATGAAGATTCAACTAAAGCAAGGATCCAGTCCGGGCGGTCTTGTTGATGTTTCATTCTGCTTGAAATAGGGGGGAGATGTGGCGGATTTGCATATCCTAAAGCGCGGGCTGTTGGTGGAGTCTTCGGGGCCGTGTGTTTGCACAGTGGCTCCGAGCCAGCTTGAGATGGGCAGCAATTACCAGATGGTTCTGAAGAATCAAGCTGTAGAAATTGTGCCGCTTCCACCTACGCAGACGATTGAGCTTGGAGACGATTACACGGTTACACCATAGGAGATTGAGAAATGCCAGTCATAGACCCACAAATCACAGTGTTCTCGGGATTGTCCGGGACTGCCATGTCTGATTATTTTGAAGTTTTGGAGAACCATTTTTCCACGGGTGCTAGTACAAAATTCACGTACAACGGCGGACCCACTCCCACAAATGAAGGCTTCATTTTGACGCCAGTGGATGCGGCCAATCAGTATTGGCAGCTGAACTTCCGGCGGCTCAATGCAACAGAAGCAGCCCTTATGATAGACCCAGGCGCATCGATAACAGATCCGGGAGACACCAGCACAACACCCACCGGGGCCAGCACGAAAGCAAGCGGAGAGACCACGGCTTGGGATCTGGCTGTACCCACGGCGGCGGCCACGGGAGATCAGCTTATCTTGATTGAGCTTGATGATGCTCTCTTCCTTGTCCACATCGATACCGGAGGGACTCCCACGTTTAACCCCATCACGGTTCACGCGGGAAAAGTCTATGTGCCCCATTTTTCTAATGAAGTCGGGAGCGGAGACGGTCAAGGGGATCATTATGCTGACGGTCTTGGGATTCTGGGCGGGCTGACTGTTTATGGTACAAGCGGAAACAATAGTCTTTTATGCACAGGACTCAATACTCGCTGCATTGCCCGCGGCGCTGAAGACCTTTGGTTTGTGCCAACATGTGTTGGCGTCAGTCCTGCGGATGGTCGGATTGATGACAAAAGAAGAATGAGGCCTTGTGGTGTTGTACTCAACCAGACTGATGGGGCTGGAGACGCTTTGATTGGGTACACAAAGTATCTTCTATTTGCAGGGGATCCGGGCGCGATTCAGCTGCCAGGAGTGCAAGACCAATCCGCAACAGATGCCTGGGTACGCGTTCGATCCACTGCCACCAATACAGCTCAAGTCATCCCATGGGATCTGACAACAACGCCGCCATTCTGAGGTAACCAACATGCTTGACGAATTAAAAGGGACATTTGAAGCCATGGGCGCTCAGACCGGCGAAGCATTCGGCCGAGCTCTCATCGCTTGGGCAGCACACACACAAGGGCTTTGCGCTGGAGATGACAGCCACCGTCAACACGCTGACCAATTCTTTGACGAGATGCAATCCATTCTAGCAGCTCCGGAAGAAGAAGAGTACGAGCCATGAATGAGTTGACCATCCTTTGCGCGGCTTGGTGTGTCTCTATTTACGGTGCAGTCCAAGGCATCAAAAAAGCACTGCGGGCTCTGGGTCTTTCCGCGTCTACCTACAAGCGGGTCGTCTTGCTTCTGCCCTTGCTTGTTGGCATGGGCTCAGGGTTCGCAATGGCGCCCGAAGTGTGGGCGAGGCTGGGTCTAGAGACAGATATGCCGGTTGGTGCTATAATCCTGTTCGGGGCCGGAGCTGGCTCCAGTAGCAGTTGGGTATATGGGCTGGTGAAACACGCAGTCAAGAAGGCCTCCAAGGATGGAGACTGATGGTGATCGACAATTTGCCGGAACTCCTTGGAGCCGTTGGCGGTGGTGGACTTATATCTGCCCTGACCACGTATTTCTCTGTCCGACAAAAGGTTGGGAGCGAGCTGGAGAGGGAGTTCATGAAAGCATTTGATGCAAATGTGCAGCGGCATTTGGAAGAAATCAAGGCCAAGGACGAGAGGATAGACAAGCTATATGAGAAGGTCGATTCCGCAGAATCCCGCATGCGACAAGCGCTTGAAGACGAGCGGCACCAGTGCAAAGAGGAACTGATAGAACTGGAAAGACGACTCAAGGAGGAGTGGGACAGACAAATCACAGACGGTCGCAACCGGCTAACTTCGAGGGAACGACAATTCTTGGACACGATGGAGGACATCAAATGACAGAAGTGATCCTAGTCGTTTTGCTGTGCATGTTGGGAGCTACCGGACTGGATCATTGGCTGCAACGCAAGCGCCCTGCCCCGCCACCTCCCCCCGACGACGTTATCGAGGAGACTGAAGATGGACTTGACGAAATTGAAGCGGACATCGCTGAGAACGGCAGCAGCAATTCTTTTCGTCGTCTGCTGTCAAAGTACAGCAAGCGCTGAAGACAAGGTGTGTGTACCTAGATTGGAGCTTATGCAAGCAGCCGATCAGCTAGACAACGCAATCCGAAACGCAAGAGAGTGCGTCAAGAAATCTCATCTAATACGCAGCGAGCGAGACCTGTGTCTAGGGCGGAGAGACCAGATTGAGATCCAGCTCAGAGCCAAGAGTCTTGAGATCGTAGACCTGAAAGCAAAGAACCACGGTCTACAAGATGAGCTTGAAAGCCGATGGTCGGCTTGGATCTGGCTCGGTATTGGGATTGCTTTGCCGGTGGGTGGAGTAATTGCTTGGGAGCTGATGGACTAGCCAAACCTATTGAGAAAGACCTTCTGGAGAATGTGGGCCATCACATCCTGGTAGCGTTTGGAGTCTTTGGAGATGGGGCAATCAATCCAGGCTGACCCGTGTTGTCTTTGCAGTCTGATGCCAGGATCAAAGCCGTCAATGAGATATAGGCGCCAGGTCTCCCCGTCATAGTCCAGCGCATCACAAATGATCTTCTCCATTCTTCCCCCTTATTGAATCCATTGGTGTCAGGTGTTCTTCATCATGTTTTGTGGTTCGGTTGATGAGATACCCGACACCAATGCATTCAATAAAAAGCCGGTGGCGACTCTGCGCTACGCAGGGCACATCGTCTGAAACAAAGCTCTTGCTCTATAACCACCGGCTTTCTCCGGCTGGACTACATTACCAGCGCGAAAAGCAGCAGAATCAAAGCACACAGACCCAGACCCAAACTCCAGCCTAGCATTTTGGCCCAGTGTGACCACGGCTTGGCCATGGCTTCCAAGAATGCTTCCCGGTCTTCCGGGCTCAGGCGGCTGGCGTAAGCGTGGAACGCTCCATCTCTCATCACATCACGTGCGTCTTGCATGTCTTCTCTCCGTCCTAGAATGGGATCTCTTCGTCAGAAAATGTCTTGGCCTTGGGCTTGGAGCCGGTGAGATAAAGGCGGTCGCAGACTATCTTCCAGGTCTTGCGCTTTGCTCCTTCCTGATCGGTCCACTGGTTGGAGCGGATGCGACCTTCCACAATCACAGCGCTCCCCTTGTCGAGAAACTCCCCGGCAATCTCCGCGGTCTTCTCCCAGCATTCGATCTTGTGCCACTCGGTCTCATCCTTGTACTCACGGGTGGCCAAGCTAAAGGATGCCACGCACTTCCCAGAGTCTGTGTATCTCATCTCCGGCTTAGCTCCTAGGTTTCCATATAGTGTCACTTTGTTCATTGGGTGTTCTCCTTTATCACTGTACAATTCATCTCGGCATACCCGATGAGCTCAAGCCCCAAAGCCAGGGCCGCATCTTCTGCCAGGGTTCTGTTTTTGGTGGTTGCAACAATCGTCATCCCCTTGTCTTGGGCTACCTCTTGCAACATCGCGGCTTCTTCAATCTCATCGATGAACACCACACCAGTGTCTCTATTTTTCCCAAGCTCCATTATCATTCTTGCGAGTCCCATTCGAGCACCACCACATGTCCAGTCAATACGCTGGTATTGGCGCGCAATTATGAGAGCTTCTGTATCTGTGAGGGTTTGGAATTTATCAATGGCACTTTTTAAAATCGGATGGTCTTTCAAGATCCCACCACCTTTTCCTTTGCAGTATTCTAAAACAGCTTTCTTGATGAGCTTCAGATCTCTTTGACCGCTCCAGCCTGCGATGATCTTCAAAGCGGTCAGCTCACTTCTCTCTTCGTACGATAGAAAATAGTGGCGCCGATCGGGGTAGCGCTCGACAACGTCTCGAAGCATGGACAGCATAAAGGTGGTTTTCCCTTGGACCATACCGCCAATGAGTAGAGTCAGGCCCACTGGAAGGGTAACCGTTGAGTCGCCAATCTTGAATCCGGTCTCGAATCCCTCGGGCGTTGACTCGAGGGCTGCGTAGAACTCTTCGATGAGACACGGTTTTGGGAGTTCAACGCTCGCAATCTCTTCGACACCTTTCAGCCCGCCCTGAAGTAATGCGATGGCTTCATCGGCGCCGTTATCATCAAGCTCCTGCTGGATTCTACTTGCAAAGTCGGCGACTGCCTGGTGCCGCTTCTTGGCCACATTCTCTGCGTCGATAGCGGCCATGCCTTCACTGATGGCTTCTTCGCTGAAGTCGGTCAGGCGGAGGAATTCGGCCTTGAAGTGGTCTTTGTTCATTAGGTGTTCTCCTTCGTCATAGCCATCCCGGCTTTTGGAGCTTCTGGACTCCAGTTGGATACCCGGTCCAAACGGACTTGGGCTCTTTGATATACCGCGCAAGAGTGTCCAGATTGGCATTGATCTCACGCTCTCCAAGTGCAAGAAACTCTTGGTCAAACTCATACACGCTGACCAGATACGGGGCCACCTTCTCCACTGCCACGATCAAGAAGCGGCGCGGATATATACCAGGATCTGAGAGCTTCACTCCCTTGGTATACCAAGCAGCCTGGTGTGGGTAGCGGTAGGTATAGGAAGACTTAGAGAACAAGGGTCCAGCATCTCTTGTGGTCTTGAGGTCGATGAGCGTTCCATCTTCTCCAACGTAATCCACGCGACACTTGCAGCGCAGATTGTGCTTGGGGTCTTGCCAGCAGTATGAGACCTCGGCAGAACCACGGGAGAAGTCAAGCAGCTCGGCCGCTGTGGGATGTGAATAGACTGCATCTCTCATACGTTGCACAGTGTCGAAGTCTTTCTTGACCAAAACCAACTTGTTTGGGTTATCGGCCACAGCGCTAGTGAAGACTTTGGTGCGCTCGCTCGATGTCTCCACTACTTCCACAGACTCATCCAACAAGTGAGGCTCCAAGACGGCTGTGTGTGTTGCCCTTCCTAGTCTCAACGCTTTGGAGTCAAAGGAAGAGCCGGCCAGATAATGCAAGATCGACTTGGCAACCAGGTCAAGCCGGTGCTTGGAAATGGCTGAGTCGTTATGATAGAGCTCATCGGGTATGCCGTCATTGCGGCCAGTCTTCAAATGTCTGCCCATCTTCTCACCCACTCAACCCGCGGCGCCGGCGCGTCTTTTTCTTTCGGTGTCATCGATAGTGCCTTGAACATCTTCCCAAACTCGATGAGCTGTTCACGTGTCAGCTGGCCAAGTCCGCGGGCTCTATAAGTCTTGCCCAGGTAATTCGATCGGGCGCGGTCCTGTTCGGGTTTCGGGAGTCCAGTGGAGCCGAAGAGCTCAAAGATCCGTCCGGTTAGTTTGGCGCGTTCTTCCGCTTCTTTTCCTTCATCGCTCTTGGGCTTCATCTTGTACTTCCGGCCGGGATTGGCCTCCACCTCCTCCTTTTCCACATCGTCACCAGATGAGATCAGGAAGGTGTTCTTGAGGGCATACTTGAAAGCGCTGGTTGTGGCCTTGGGCAGTCCTTTGTCGGACTTGTCCACGCCTTCACCAATGCCGGTGCTAAACATCTCTTCACCACTTTCACCATCCCTGTAGATGATCTTGAGGTGAACGACAGAGTGATTCCCGTCTTGGCTGTACTCCAAGATCTGCTGGGATACGCCGATTCCATGCTTTGCCAACAGTGGCCGGACGGCATCCACCAGCACACTCTCTTCTAAGAAGTCATACTTGTGGAAGTCATTCCGGCCGGTCTTTGGAAGCCTGGACAGCTCCCCCATTATCGTTGCCATCTTGGCTGCAAGTGTTGTTTTCATGCTCCGGAATCTCCGTCTTATGGGAAAGGTATTTGTTGAGATCTTCCATTCTATATCTAATCACTGAGTACTTGCCCCCCTGCCCCATTCGGACAAACGGCGGACCCATACCAACGCTTCGCCAGCGTTCTAATGTGCGTCTAGATATTTGGAGAATCTCAGCTGTCTCGTCTGGTGTTAGTAATAGTGTGCTCATCTGGCAAAGTCTCCACGATGTCTTCCAGCTCTTTTAAGAAACGGTAGATACAGCTTTGCAACTCCAGCAGTCCGTTTTCCAAGCTCTCATTCTTTCGGATTTCTTGCTCTAGTCTCTCGATCAGTAATTGCTCATTCACGGCATTCCCCCCTACATCTCAACAGTCCAACAATTGTCCCGAATAGTTTTCGGACCATTTGCCAAACCGTTACCGCTTTTTTTTGGGCTCACCTATTACGAAATCGTTTCGCAATAGGGAGACTCTAGCAAACTATTGGATCTTGGCGCAAATATATTTTGTAAAATTCACGACGAATGCGTATAAATGTGACGGAGGGCGACACGATGCGACGTTTGGCGGTAATAAATCAGAAGGGCGGAGTGGGAAAAACGACCACAGTTGTGTCTCTCGCCGGCTGTTTTGTGCAGCGCGGAATGAGAGTCTTGATTATAGACTGCGATGGACAGTGCAACGCCAGTCAGTGGTTGCGGGCAGAGGGGCGCGGGATCGAAGCGATGTTAGCAGGAGAGACGCCAGTCCCGGAAACGCGGCATGGTATTGATATCATCGGTGGTTCCAAGCAGATGTACTTCGCACAGCCAGAGACGCTCCCAGCTCCGGAGGGTTATGACGTCGTGCTCTATGACTCCCCAGCCACATTTGGGCCGGTGGTCAACGCGATAATGAGAAGCGCGGTGGATGTGATTGTTCCCGTGGAGCCTAAGACCATGCCGCTGAGTGGTCTGGCCGACTTGTCGCACTCCATACAAATGGCGCAGCACCAAAACTCATCTCTCGATCTACTTGGGGTTGTTGTGTGCCGGATACTTCGGAGCAAGCTAACGTCCGATGCGATCCACGCCATATCTCAGCGCTTCCGAGTGCTGGGAAAAATACCTGAAAATGTCCGGCTCGCAGAAGCTCCAGGGTCCGGTTTGCCGATTCACATGTATGCACCAAAATCCAGCGGGGGGCTGGCCTACGGTGCTCTAAGCCAAGAGGTGATAAAATGACAGGGTTGCAGTCTAACCCACTTGACGCTCTCGGAGATGTATCAAGCGACGTTCGGTGGTTGGAGGTAGATGATATTCACGTACCAGAGGACAGGCTCAGAGAGGTCAATCAAGATGCTGTCTACGAGCTTCTAGAGAGTATTGAGCGCAACACGCAGCTCCAGGCCATTGTGGTCAACCGAAGGGTGGACGGCTCTTTTGTGCTGGTCGACGGTGCTCACCGGTTGGCAGCGGTGGACAAGCTCGGATGGGACAAAGTCAAAGCGGTTGTCTTTCGGGATCTCGGAGAGGAAAAAGCGCAGCTTCTAGAGATCGATGCAAACCTGAGACGGCTGGAGCTCTCCGCACTCCAGAAGGCCGAGCAAATAGCGCTCAGGGAAACCATCATTTACAGAGACGGACAAGCCAAGCGGGGCCGCGGGAATCCAAACTTCAAAGCAGATGATGAAGGCGAGGTGGTGACGACCATGGACCTTGCCCGACAAGTCAGAATGACCCGGCGCAAATATGAGCAGTTCAGGCAAGTAGGACAGAAGCTGTGCCGCGATGCCAAGGAGACTCTCAAAGAAACGCCCTATGCCAAATCGACCACTCTTTTGATTGAGATCAGCCGATTGGAGGAAGATGATCAGACGACCATCTCAGAAGAGCTGAGCATGCTTGACCACATGAAAGTGGGAGAGGCGAAAAAGTATATCAAAGAACGGGTTGCAGAGTGGAAAGCTGCGCGGGCTGAAGCGGGTTCAATTACATGGCACAACTCCGACTGGAGATACTCAGGCAAGGACACAATCCCGGCCGGCTCCATAGACATGATCGCATCGGAAGGACCGATGCCAGACGAAGACGGAGAAGGCTACTGGGGCCAGCTCTCAGAGTTCTCCAAACACTGTCTGAATCCAGAGACGGGAATTGTGTATACGCTGCTGTCACGGCCACAGCTCTCGGAAGCGCTGCGCGTGTTTCTGCGGGAGTTTCACCTGGTTGATGTACTGTCTGTTGGTGAGCTCAGACAGCCAGCAATCATTCGGATTATGGTCGCATGGAGTCCAAACCCAGAGCGGATCCCAACACATCACAAGAAGCATCTCACTTACCGCGGGGTATGGGATTTCTGGGATGAGTTCCTAGCGGAGATACCGAGAGGGGAGCGCCGGTCCTTGCTGGACCCACACCTTCGGGATCATCAATGCGGAGCGATTGCAAGCAGGGGAAAGAAGCAGGGATTTGCAGTCCACGCAATGAGTCGAGACAAGTCGGTTCTTGCCAGGGCTCAGAGGGGCGCTCAGGGTAAGTGGTAGAAAGTCCTTGCAGGGATAGAGCAATCAGAGCATAAAAAAAAACGACCCTGCGCCAACAGGGTCGATATAGGCTATGGAAGGCCGGTTCTTGCAACAACCTGAGCCTGCCACCCCAGAGCCGTTTGGTCAACCTTTAAACGCAATAGGAGGCGTTTTATGGGCACGGGTGCGCAAATTCTTGATAGCTATCCAAAAAAGACGCGAACATCATCTCAGATATCCAAACAGAAGGCAGCTCACCGGGCCTTGTTTTCCAAGGCATATGGGGACAAGAGGATCAGAAAGGCTTTGCCGGTGTTTTGCTTCCTGATGGACCGACACAACTACAAAGCCAACTGTCCACCGTTTCACAAGCTGAAGACGATCGCTCATGCTTGCGGACTACACACCAGGAGTGTGGAAAGAGCTATCCAGTTGCTTGCAGAGCATGGCTACATTGTCTTCACAAAGGTCAATGGAAAACCAGCCTACCGATTGACCGAACCAGGTACGACAAATCTGTCGGACAAATCTGTCGGAGAGTACGACAAATCTGTCGAGACTTGCGACAAATCTGTCGAAAAGTGCGACAAATCTGTCTCGCGCGATCCTATTAATACAAAGAATAGAATTAAAACTAGAACTAACCTTACGCGCCTGCGCGGGAGCGCGCGCGAGGAATCTCCCAAAATCTTGAAGATGGAGCAGCAAGAAGAGCAACAACTCCGGGACAGGTTCTCGGAGTACGAAAAGCTATTTGGCAGCGGTGGCACGTATCGGTTTATAGGGAGAGACAAGGACGTGATGATCTTGTCCACACGAGACCCTTTTGACCAAGCTTGGTTTGAGGACAGATATCGGAGCCGGGTGCCTTGGCCATGTCGTGTGGTCCTGGACGGCTCGGGAGAGAGTTGTTACAATTCCGAAACGGTTTCGCAATAGGGGGTCTGATGAGCGGAAGATCTGCCAAGCGGAAAGGGAGCCGAGTAGAGCGTTGGGTAGTAAACCAACTCCAGGACAATGGCTTGGTGGCGTGGAAGACTCCTTTGAGCGGAGCGCTTGGAGGGAAGTGGAGCGGAGACGTCCGCATTGAAGCCGGGGAGCATGTGTACAAGGTTGAGGTCAAGGCGAGGAAGAACGGCGAGGGCTTCAGGGTGCTTGAAGACTGGCTTGGTGATAACCACTTCCTGGTCTTGAAGCGAGACCGGCAAGATCCGATGGTGACCATGGATTGGAAGACATTCCAGGATTTGTTAGCCAGGGCAGGGCGCGATGATATTGAAATTGGGGAGTAAAGGTCAGGCTGTGCGTGATGCCCAGGCTTTGCTCAATGAGTCAGAGCTTCTGTGCAATCTCCGTGTGGACGGTATTTTCGGACCCAAGACCGAAGCGGCCACGATATCATTTCAGTTGGCCAGGGCTCTGTATGACGACGGGATCATTGGAAGCAGGACATGGGCTGAGCTTCGCCGAGGTCATGACGAGCTCTTATTGCCATGGGTCAAAGTGCCGGCGGATAAGTACGGTGAAGGGTATTCATCACACCAGCTGCGGGAAGACGTTGCAGAGCAATACATGTTGGTGTTGGATGAGTGCCGAGAGGCCGGCGCCGAGCTTACAAGCTCCGGATCCAAGCGGAGTCTGAATGCTAAAGTGGGTTCGAATCGCAGTGCCACAAGTCTGCACTACGTGGGCCGAGCTCTTGATCTCTTCGTATATTCGGGTATGGTGGACCCAGAAAAAGACCCTTATGTTGTTGTTCCGGACATCACAGAAGATCGCTGCTGGGTGGTCTATGCGAGAGCAAAAGAGGGTGAGGAGATGGCGCTCGGTGGATACGTCTACAGGGGTCGAAAGATCGAGATGGTGCGTGGGAAGTTCATCAACCTCACTGAGGTCTTTAGGCGTCATGGCTTTGAGAGGATCCGAGCTCGAACTAGCTTCTTTGCATCTGAGAGCAACAATGGTGGCGCCGAGTGGTGGCACTTTCAATACGAGGGCGGGTTGGTCAAGGGCTCCACATCCTTCGGCGATGAGCTCTTGCGGATGTATACCATCGAGGAAGTAAGCTCCACGCCACCGTGGAAAGAGTCGGGCCGAGTTTGGGGTGTAAACTGGAGTTGATATGGCCGGGAACATCAATCTGACAATCGAGCAGTTCAGCACGTGGCAATTCGGTCTGACGATACAGGATCCCGCGGGCTCTCCTGTTGACCTAACAGCGGCCACGGCCAAGATGGAGATCCGGTCTAGCCCAGAGGGCACTCTTCTGGAGACGCTGTCTACAGCTGGAGGGGAGATCACCATCCCAACCCCGTTGACAGGGGAGATGACGCTAGAGCTTACTGCTGTGCAAACCAGCGCGTTGGACTTTGATACGGCTCAATATGACTTGGTGGTCACCTTTCCGACGGGTGTTTCCACGAGGGTGATTGAGGGCTTGTGTAGACTCAGTGAGGGAGTGACCGAGCTGTGAGCACAGTGGTTCAAATAGATGTCAATGAGTACACGGTCAGGCTGACTGAATCGGTATACATTGTGCGACTTGGCCACGGTGGAACGGGAGACGTCAAGGGTCCATTCCCGCCAGTTGTGGATGAAGATATCGTCATTTGGGACGGCTCCACGGGCAAGTGTATCAAAAGCAGCGGGGTTGGGTTTCCGATTCCTTTGGCGAATCTTGATGTGCCACTGATGATCGGGGCCAGTGCTTTAACGGCTGGCGATTCGGGTCTTGTGCCAGCGCCTGCCATTGGAGAGCAGAACCTGGTATTGACTGGAGACGGTACTTGGAGCTCGGCAGGTGCTGGGGATGTTGTCGGTCCGGGCAGTAGTACGGATGAAGCCATAGCAATCTGGGACGGCACGACGGGCCAGCTCCTTGCAGATTCCGCCGTAGGATTTCCAATCCCTGTGAGCGAGGGTGGCACGGGTGCCACCAATGCGACCGACGCCAGGGCCAATCTAAGTGCAGCCAGCACGACCCATGCAGCCAGCCATCTGAGCAGCGGAAGCGATCCCATTGCTCTCATGGGCGGAGCGACAGGCGTGGCGCCGGGAACGGACGGTTTGGTGCCTCCTCCGGCAGCTGGGCAACAAGGTCACATACTGCTGGGAGATGGCACTTGGTCTCCGCTTCCGAGCTCCAATGTAGACACAGACAATGTGATCTGGGTATCGCCAGCTGGCAACGACGGGACAGGCACGACAGGCCGTCTTGACCTACCGTTTCTGACCATCGGCGCCGCTCTTGCTGTGGCTGTGAGTGGTGATCTTGTGTATGTGCTCCCTGGAACATATGACGAGACCGGGCTTGTACTGCCAACGGGTGTGACGCTCGCTGGGATTGACCGGCTACGGTGCGTGATATCGTCCACAGTGCTCACGGCGTCCACCGTTGTCACGATGGGTGATAGCTCTAGTCTCGAGAATCTGACGATCGAAGCCGGGACTTCCTCTGGGAGAACGCTTGTCTCGTTTCCGGGTACGACATCCAGCACCAGTGTCGGACGCAATTTGCTGCTAACGGGCCTGAGCGGCAGCGTCAACGCGGTTTCGGTGCTCGGCAGCGGAGTCTCAGCCCAGAATTGGGTTACGTTGGACATGGTGGACTGTCGCGGGGTTGGGCTCGCTAACGGTCTTATATCGTCCACAACGGGATTTTTTATTGCCCGAGACTGCTTGTGCTCAGGCCTAGTTGGGATTTCTGTGACAGCGGGGCAGGCTGAGCTTCAAGACTGCAAATGCCAGGGTGTGATCGGCCTTAGCATTTCGGTCGGGGCGACTTGTTACGTGAACCTCTCCACGCGCTGGTTAGGCACCACACCTCTGAACAATCTCGGGACTCTTCTGATCGCCGGCGAGAATTTCTATACGGAGGTCGGCGGGGACTTGGCCGGCACGATGCCAGATCCCACGGTGGCAGCAATAACCGAGACAAGCGGACCGACTCAGCTTGTTATTGGTGCCGTTGCCGATGGCGAAGTGTTGGTCCGATCCGGCGCTACGCTTGTCTCTCAAGCGACCACGACCCCAAGCGCACATGCAGCCAGCCATGAGAATGGGGGCAGTGACCAGATCAGTGTGGCGGGTCTCTCAGGTCTTCTGGCCGATGCTCAGACCCCAACATCTCATGCCACGAGCCACCAGAATGGGGGTGGAGATGAGATCGACGTCACAGGCCTATCGGGACTGCTTGGAGACCCACAGACCCCAACGGCGCATGCATCCAGCCATGAGAATGGAGGCTTGGACGAGATCGACGTCACGGGTTTGTCTGGACTGCTGGCCGATGCCCAGACTCCAACATCTCATGCCGCAAGTCATGAGTCCGGTGGAGGGGATGAGATATCAGTCCTTGGTCTTTCCGGATTGTTGGCAGATGCCCAGACTCCCTTGTCACATGCAGCCAGCCATGAGAATGGGGGTGGAGATGAGATCGACGTCACGGGCCTTTCTGGGCTGCTTGGAGACGCACAAACTCCGTTGGGACATGGCTCCAGCCATCTGAGCACTGGAGTCGACCCCATCAGCGAATTTGTCGGATGCACGGCGGTAAGTGACGGCCTTGACGGGCTTGTCTTAAAGCCAACAGCTGGTCAAGAGAGCCTATTCTTGCGAGGTGATGCGACGTGGGCAACGCCGGCCGGTGGAGCTCCTGGGGCTCCGCTAAACTCCGTGCAGTTCAATAGTGCGGGCTCTTTCGGCGGCTCAGCAGATCTGACATGGAGCGGCACCGAGCTTGCTATCACGGGGACTGTGGACATCAGCGGCCAGCGTCACTATGGAGTGCTTGCAGCCGATCCGACGCTCCCAGCTCCAGCGGGTGGGGATATATACTACAACACAGTGCTCGAAATGCTGATGGAGTACGATGCAACGAGAAGTGCCTGGCTTAGTGTCGAGACTTCTGAGTTGCAATTCAACCGAAACGGTAACACGGGAAGCGGGGCATATTACCGAGCTGGCAATCGGGCCATGAGTGCGACACTGGGCAGAAATGCAGAGTGGGACGGAACCATAGTTTCTCTCACGTATACAAGGCAGGACGTGGATGCAGCGGCATTTCAAGTGGTGGCATCAGGTAGCACGATCGTCACGCTTGCAAGCACATCGACCAGTGGCGAGACCACTAACGCAAATGGCACATTTAGTGCGGGAGACATCCTAGCAGTCCGAAACGCTGGTCCGAATGCTTCTCGTCACGTCATCGGCACGGTCAGAATCAAGTGGAGGGCGCCTTGAGTGTCATCATAGCTTCCAATCAGACGGCCGGCGCTCTAGCGTTGACACAGCTCCCAGTTCCGGACAACGAGATACCGGCATCGGGGTCTGTTACGCTGACTGAGTTTGCAAGCGTCTCAGAGATTCAGGACGATGCGGAGCTTCTGGCCCACATAACGGCAGGGGATGTGCTGCTTGAAGTCGATGGGGTGACGCTCACACAGGCTGAGAGCCTGACGGCGATGGATACGTTCATAGAGACTCCGGGCTCTATTGCTATAGCGGTAGATGAGGGCGGTGTTGCTGTCGGGTCTGCGTTTTCTAAACTCAATTTTATCGGGCTATCAGCGACTGATTCAGGCGGCGGGACCGCAGATGTGGAGTACACAGGTGGGGCGGCCTTCGCCAATTACTACCATGACACTGCTTACGCCGGGATCACAACAACCGCCTCGACGTTGCCTTTCAACACTGCACGCATAACCGATGCGGCGTTCACGCTCGCGTCTAACGAGTTGACGATCAACACCGCTTCGACTTATCGAGTGGATTTTGGTTGTTCGTCGAACGAGAGCGAGACGGACGACAACACGGTAGAGATCTGGCTAGAGCTAGACTCGGGCGGGGGATTCGCAGAGGTCGGCGGCACGCGGGCGCGGTGGTTTCACGATTCGGGAGAGGAGGAGGGCGGCAACGCCTCATTTGCCATTCTCGAATTGGATGCGACGGACGTGCTGCGAGTTCGTGGCCAAGTCGTTGACGGGTCGGATCAAATCAACACACTGGCCGACTCGCTGCGGCTATCAATTCAAACGATTGGCAAGGATGGAGCGAGCGGTGCCACCGGGCCGCAGGGGCCGCCGGGAAGTGGGTCCACTGTTAACGTGCAGGATGGCGGGAGTAATATCCCCAACACGCCTCATTCGACGCTCAATTTCACCGGCGCTGGGGTGACGGCGAGCGATTCCGGGGGCGGAGTTGCGGAGATCAATATTCCTGGGGGAGGCAGCTCGGGAGCCAATATAGCGCAGTATTTGCGCTCCTCGAATCAACTGATATCGACAACCGCCTCGCCGATCATATTTGATGTGAGCAACTTCGAGGACGCTAACTACAGTCGCAATAGCGAGTTGATAACGATCCTCACAGCGGGCGTATATTCGATTTCGTATTCCGTCTATTTCGACACCAATGCTAATGCCAGACGGACGGTGGACTGCTGGGTCGACCGGAGTGTTAATAGCGGTGTGTCATATTCTGAGATTGTGCCGAGTCGAGCGTCCAGCTATGCGAGGAATCAGACAGACGACACCAGCAACACAGCCTGCACATTCTTCGTCGAGCTGGCAGTCAACGACATCGTGCGCCTGATTGCTGATTCGACGGGGACCAACGGCAGCGCCAACGGGATCGCAAACCGGATGTGGATCTCTTTACAGTACTTGAGGGCATAGGCATGGATGAGACACAAATGCTTTTCCTTTGCAGCTGTGGGGCAGTGTTCGACATCGGAGACAGTGGGGGCATGTCAGACCATCTGGTGGTCCATCCGGATCACTCCATATCAGAACGGGTTGTCAATGCGGATATGATGCCCACAACTCTCACAGCTCTTCAGGACAGTCTGGTGGTGCAGATACGCACAAAGCGAGACAAGGACAGGCTTGAGCAACAGGTGCTCGCTGAGTATCCACCAGGCTCGGGCAAGCTGTGGCGCTGTGGGCAACAGTCCCAGTCTGATTGGGCAAGCCTTGTGACTCTTGATGAAAGAGGACTTGTGGCGTATCCATTCCGCGTGTTCTGCTATGATGAAAGAGAACACCATGATCTTGTTGATGCAACGGATCTTACTCAGGCTGTGGCAGCGGTGAGCGCGGCTGTGTTGACAGAGAGAGCGATGGCGCAAGGTTACATCGATGCAGTGCTTGCAGCCACAACAGAGGTAGAAGCAGAGGCAGCAGCGGCTCCATATTTGGCCTTGGCATGACCCACCCCCCCCAAAATCATTGGGAAGGTTTCGCACACGTAAAG